CCCTGCCGATCTGGCGAGCAAGATGAACTATGACGACTTTGTGCTAGGCTTTAAGTTAGGCCGCGTGAGCATGAAAGCGTGCTTTTACAATGCGGAACTACTTCGCCCCGATGATGAGCCGAAACCTTTCACCCCTGAACAAACAAACCAATAACAAAGAATACCAATGACAAAACTTAAAGCAAAAACACCCGGCGAAACACCGCCCGGACACATCAAACAACTTCTCTTCGGGCCTAGCGGCGTCGGGAAAACATGGTTTGCACTGTCCTTCCCCAAGCCCTACTACATTGACACGGAGGGAGGCGCAGACCTCGCGCACTATCAAAAGCGGCTGGCGAACGCTGGCGGCGTCTATATGGGGCCAAATGAAGGCACCTTAGACTTTGACACGGTGATCGGACAGATGCAGGCGCTCGCCACCGAAAAGCACGATTACCGCACGCTAATTATTGATAGCGTCACAAAGCTCTATCAGACTTGCATCGCAAACGAAGCGGAGCGACTTGGAGACAAGGACGCTTTCGGGGCATCGAAGAAACCAGCCGTCGCCAATATGCGCCGGATGATTTCATGGGCAATGCGCCTAGATATGAACGTGCTTTTTGTCGCCCACGAAACAAACGAATGGGGGCTGAATCCAAAGAGCGGCCAGCGCGAAGAAATCGGCAAGTTGCCGGATATTTTCGACAAGCTCATTTACGAGTTGGATTTGACATTGCACCTTCAAAAGCGCGGGCCGCAACGTGTCGCAATCGTTCGTAAGTCTCGCCTCATTGGATTTCCAGAGTCCGATACATTCCCGCTTGAATACGCTGACTTTGCATCGCGCTACGGCAAGGACTTCATTGAAGCCGAGAGCAAGCCAATCGTGCTCGCTAGCGCGGAACAGGTAGCAGAAATCACGCGCCTCTTGGACGTAGTGAAGCTCGCAGATGGCGAGTTTGAAAAACTACTCACCAAGGCCAGCGCAGACAGCATCCAAGAACTGAACGAAGAACAAGCGGCAAAAACGCTCGCTTGGCTGAATAAGAAAATCACCAACTAAACTAACCAAAAATAACCATGCAATTCACACCGAAAACTGTAAAGGAACTACAACAGGAAGCCGAGCGGCTTTTATTGCCAGCGCGCAAAGAACCGTATCCCGCAACCGTAGAATCAGCCGTTGATAAAAAGTCGAAAAGCGGGAACGAAATGATCGAAATCAAGCTCAGGGTGTATTCCGATGACGGCTCGCATCGAATCGTGACCGACTACCTCATGGAAGCAATGGCACACAAACTGTTTCACTTCGCAGAGGCAACTGGAAATATGGATAAATACGAGTCGGGCGCGCTTTCGTCCGATGACTGCGAAGGCAAAGAGCTATTCGTGAAAATCGGGATTGACCCTGCGAATGGAAACTTTGCCGCAAAAAACGTGGTAAAGGATTACGTTTCTCCGCAATCGGAATCGAGACGCGCGGCGACACAAGAAGAACCAAAGGAAGCGCCGAAAGCCGCGCCAAAGTATGCGCCGAAACCGCCGAAAGGTGCCGACTTGGATGTTTTGGCAGATTCAGAGATTCCATTTTGATATAAACCACTTTCCCGCCGTGCCTATGCTGGCCGATTTGCCCCATTGGAAATTTCCGATGGAAAGCAACGAAGCGAGTGAGAGCAGTCAAGAGCCTAGAATTAGGAATGACCGGTCGCAAACCGGACTCACTTGGCGGCGGGAATCTTTTAAATAAAACACCATGAGCATCCTCAAACCAGCCAAACCACGCCAAGAGCGAACCACAGGAAGCGCGGCGTCTCACCGCACGGCGGGACGCAAGCGCAAAGAGACTGACAACTATTTCCTAGATGCAATCTTTGGAAACAAAGGCGCGAGGAAAGACAGATGGGAAAGGAGAATCAAATGAAACGCAACGGACACGAATATATTGAGCCGGGACTAGGTGGGCATCCTCGCCTAACCCGTGAAGAACGAGGAGGCGGATCGGCTTCTGTAAATATCGCTTGTGACCACTTCCTGAGACGGCGCGGAATGGCGAAAGTAGATTTTAGCACGATTCAACAACCGACGAAGAAAACCAAATGAACCATCCCGAACTAGACTTTGCGCGATACCCAAGCGCGCCAGGATACAAGCGCGGCGGCACATCCAAGGCGGCTGCTGATTCGATGCGCGAGAAAGCGCCCACGTTGCGGCAAAAGGTGCTAGACGTTCTCTTTCATCAAGACCTGACCGCTGACGAGTGCGCGGCGGAAGTTGGCAAGTCGCTTTTGTCAATCCGACCTCGCCTGACTGAATTGCTCGCGCTTGGCAAGATTGCCGACACGGGAGAGACGCGGACGAACGATAGCGGCAAGAAGGCAACCGTGTGGCGCGCAGTATGAACCCGCACACAATCCGCCGCCTTTTTCCTCACGCATCTCAATCACTAATCGCCGCAAATGAACAAGACTACGGAAAACCTTACATTCAAAGTGATGGGCAGATTGCCAAGCTGGAACGCGCTGCTTGCGATGAACCATTGGCAGCGAGCAAAGGAAAAAAAGAAGCATCTGGAAGAGTTCATTTCAAGTTTATCTCTGTCCGAAAACGCCTTATCGATCCCGATAATGTTAGCGTTAAATGGTTGCTCGACTGTTGCCGACGCATCGGCCTTGTTGCGGGAGATGAGCACGACAAAATCACGCTCGAAACCGCGCAACGCAAAGCCGCGAAAGGCGAGGAAGAGCACACGCAAATCACGATAACCTACCCATAATTTAACGTCCCTGACTAAACCTAGTCCTGCCGAGTCTGCTATTAAAGCCTATCCTTACTTGGGATTGTTCATTTAGTGGTGGGTAAAGTCCTCGGTAGCAGAAACCGCGATTGCGGAGGATGGGGACACCTTTTTACAAACCAATGAAAACCAAAACACCACGCCCCCGACGCGAAAGCCACGCCAAGATGATGCTTGGCCTCGCAATGACCCGCCTCGCTCGGCTTAACTCCGGCACGGCGCAACTCCACGAAATCACGATTGCCGCGAAGGAAGTCGAGCGGTGGGAGAAAACATTGGCGGACGAATCTTTGCCGCTTGTTCGCAAATGAAAAAGATGCACGCCGCGCTGGAAAAACTTCGCTCTGCTTTTGCCGAGTTTGAAGCCGCGATTGCGGAGACGGAATTGCCGCTACAAATCGAGAAGAACGTGCCGACAACTCGCACGGCGCAGCGTATCGCTACGCTGTTTAATCGCAGGCTGACGACGCCGTGGAGCGTGCCGGAAATTAAAGCGTTTCGCGCTTTAGGAGTGATTGCCGACGCCGACCTTGAGCTTGTCGAAAGATACTATGCCAGCGAAAGGGCGAAGGGCGACAACGGCTTTCACCGCCGAGCATTGGAGACATTTCTGAACAACTGGCGCGGAGAACTAGATAAGGCGCGAGAGTTTGCAAAAGTAGCGCCGAAAGGATGGGCGCAAGACTCAACACTAAAAGCCAAAGAACTATGAACAAAGAAAAACAAATCATTGCTATTGCGAAGGCTTGCGGATTCTCAGAAATTCGCTCGATAATTATGCCGACACATTCAGCGCTGAGCGGAAAGCGGAAGGGAAAAAATGAATGGATTGCCGACTACACATCCGACTTAAACGCCATGCACGAGGTTGAAGAATATATGTGGGAAAATGGTGGATATGTCGTGGATAAATACCAAAATAATTTGAGTTCTTTATGTGGAGGAAGGGCGTTTAAGTTTTGCCATGCACCTGCACATAAGAAAGCCGAGGCCTTCTTGAAGGCTTTTGGACTATGGGAGGAAGAACTATGAGCGAACCAATCCACACGGGCGAACTCGGCATAGTCGAAGCCGTCGAAAAGATGCTTGCGACGATTGAGCCGAAAGGCGCGGAGATAATGCGAGGCTACGAGTTTAAGACGCGAATCTGTCCGCTACTTACGCGCTACGGATTTGAACTTCGCTATCAAATTGACGGTCTTTGCGACGGCGAAGATTCGCGGTGCGTGCATCAAAAGCGGACGCTTGCCAAGCTGACAAACGCGCTGACAGGCAAGGGCGCAATCGTTGCGATTGTGGGGCCGCGAGGCACGGGCAAAACCTACATTGCCAGCCAGCTTGTGATTGATCGGCTATGGGCTGAACTTGGCACGGCGAAATGCTCATGGTTTCACTACACGAAGCTGACAACCATAGTGGCGAAGCTCAAAGCGTTCTACGGTGATTTTGGCACAACCGACATGGAACGGCTGGAAGCGTATCGCGCCTTTCTCACGCATGACCTCGACCTGCTAATCATAGACGAACTGCACGAAGTTGCCGACGATAGCAGACACAAAGACCGCATACTGTCCGATATACTTGACGCACGCTACGCCGCGAAAAAGGACACGCTCTTAATCAGCAACCAATCCGCCGCCGAGTTTTCCAAGGCGACAAGCCCGTCCATTATCTCCCGGCTAAACGAGCACGGCGGAATCATCCCTTGCGAATGGGAGTCATTTAGAGAGAAACCAGCACTTGACACAAAACCGCTTTTGTGATAATCTGCGTTTTATGAAACTGAAAAAAGAACACATACGCGAAGAATGGACCGAAGGAAATCCAGACGATGGCGGCGATGGATATTGGATTGCGCTTGCTGCTGGATGGAAGTGGGATGGT